CCTCATTGCGATTGTTATGAAAAGAACAAAAAGAACGAAAGTAAAACAGAAGGCAACAAATTTTCTATGGCGCTAAAAAAGGCCAAAGATGACGACGAAGATGAAATGGAAGTAGGCGGCAAAAAGATTCCTGTGACTGAATTTATTTTATCGCTATTTGACAGAGAAACAGGACAGTTTCCAAAAGGCGAAACAGCAGTACTAACAGCAGTAGAAAAAGACTACGGCGAACAGTACATTAATCCTGCAAAACAGTTTATTGAAGCAATTAATGCTAAGTTTGAAGAATTTAACGGATATAAAGATCCCGAAACTAATGAAGGATTTGATCCAGAACACTTTGACGGCGAGTTTGATTATGAAGCAGTAGGCGACGATGGCGAATCAACTGACTGTACTGTTTCTTATACAGCAACAATAATTGATGGTAAACCAGTTGTACATCCAAAGTCAATTAGTTTAAATTGTCCTATGGACGGCAATAGCAAATTAGGCTATGATGCTGACATGGATCTTGAAATGCAAGACATGGACGAAATCATGCAAATGGCTCAAGAAGATGCAGACGAGCAATGGGCAGAACGTGACGACAAATATGCTCAAGGCGCTTTTGAAACAATTTCAAGAATCAAAAATTTAGCAGGTCTATAAACTAAATATTTTTGAAGAATAACTTCTAAGGAAATATTTCGTGGCGACATCTCTTATAGATTTAGATTATATAACATTTGACATTCCTAATAAAGACGAGATTAATAATGAAATCTTGTCAAGAATAATTCCTATGTCACTTAATCCAAAAACCGGAGACGAAAGAACAAATAGAGGAGGCTGGCAAAGTCCTGCATCTGACTATGACAAAAGAGATGACAATCCAGCATATGACATGAATAGGGTCGTTGATCCAATTATTCAAAGAGTTTATTCTGAATACGACAAACTTGTTTCTAATATGACGTTTCGTAAACATATTAATACTAACTATAATTTATATTATTGGTTTAATGTTAATTATGAAGGAGATTATAACGTAGATCATTGTCATGCACCAATACACCCTGATTCTCCACCAGTATTACTCAGCGGATGTTATTATATTCATGTACCAGAAGAAAGTGGTAAGTTTGTATTTAGAGGTATTAAAGAGCATCTTAAACCTTACTTTGAAAACAGAGTAGACGATGCAATGTTACCAAAGAGCGGAGAATGTATGTTATTTTGTCCATCAAAAACGCATTATGTAGAAACAAGTGCATCGAAAGATTTGCGTATATCTATGGCATTTGATTTAATACTTGGATAAAATGGATAAATACATTTGGACATGTAGTCCATTGATTTTTTGCAAGTTTTTTTAAGAAAAGACTTGACATAGCACGTAGTAGAGTGTATATTATACACTGTGCTACAAAAAAGGCACAAAGCACATAGGCATAAAATTATAGGAGGCACAACTATGGCATCATTAGCAGAAATCCGAGCAAAGCTCAAAGAACAAGAAGCAGGCGCTTCAAACAACCGTCAGTCAGGCGGTGATAACAGCATTTACCCATTTTGGAATATGAAAGAAGGCGAGAGTTCAACTCTACGTTTCCTTCCTGATGGCAATGCTGATAACACTTTCTTTTGGCAAGAGCGTTTGGTAATTAAACTACCATTTGCAGGCGTCAAAGGTCAAACTGATTCACGTCCAGTACAAGTACAAATTCCATGTATGGAAATGTACGGCGAGACATGTAATATTCTTAATGAAGTACGTGGCTGGTTTAAAGATCCAAGTCTTGAAGATATGGGTCGTAAGTATTGGAAGAAGCGTTCATATATCTTCCAAGGTTTTGTAACGGACAATCCACTAAGTGACGATGAGACTCCGGAAAATCCAATCCGTAGATTTATCATTGGTCCACAAATCTTCAATATCATTAAACAGGCTCTTATGGATCCTGATATGGAAGAATTGCCAACAGATTACACAGCAGGTGTAGACTTCCGTCTTAACAAAACTACTAAAGGCGGTTATGCAGACTATTCAACATCTAATTGGGCACGTAGAGAGCGTCCATTATCAGATGCAGAAATGGAAGCAGTTAATACACACGGCTTGTTTAATCTAAGTGACTTCCTACCTAAAAAGCCAGGTGAAGTAGAACTTAAGGTCATGCAAGAAATGTTTGAAGCGTCAGTAGACGGTGAAGCATTTGATATGGATCGTTGGGGTAACTACTTCCGTCCAGCAGGTATGGCACAGCGTACAGGTGATCCAGTTGCTCCGGCAGCATCAACTCCTGCACCTACTCCAACACCAGCGCCAGAGGCGGCACCTGCTCCAGTAGCAGAGGCGGCACCAGAAGCAACACCAGCACCAGCGGCTGAAGCGGCTCCTGCAGAAGGTGGCAATGCTCAAGACATTCTTGCAATGATTAGAGCACGTCAAGGACAGTAATAACATTATGGGGGAGCAATCCCCCATTGCTTTTTAGATAGGAGATACATATGGCATCAAAAGCATTTGATCCGACTAAGTTTAGGAATTCACTTACAAAGTCTATTGCAGGTATGAGTGCAGGCTTTAACGATCCTACTGATTGGGTTAGCACAGGTAACTATGCACTCAATTATCTTATCTCAGGTGATTGGAACAAAGGTGTTCCAATGGGTAAGGTTACAGTATTTGCAGGCGAATCTGGTGCAGGTAAAAGTTATATCTGTGCAGGTAATATTGTAAAATACGCACAAGAACAAGGCATCTTTGTTGTTCTTATTGATTCAGAAAACGCACTTGATGAAGCGTGGCTACATGCACTTGATGTAGATACGTCAGAAGAAAAATTACTTAAACTTAACATGTCAATGATTGATGACGTTGCTAAGACTATTTCAACATTTATGGCAGACTACAAAGCAATGCCAGAAGAAGATCGTCCTAAGGTAATGTTTGTAATTGACAGTTTAGGTATGTTGCTAACGCCTACAGACGTAGACCAATTTAATAAAGGTGATATGAAAGGTGATATGGGTCGTAAGCCTAAGGCACTGACTTCACTTGTTCGTAACACAGTTAACATGATTGGCTCTCACAACGTAGGACTTGTATGTACTAATCACACTTACGCATCGCAAGATATGTTTGATCCAGATGATAAAATTTCAGGCGGTCAAGGATTTATCTATGCATCATCTATTGTAGTTGCAATGAAGAAGTTGAAACTAAAAGAAGATGAAGATGGCAATAAGGTTAGTGAAGTACGTGGTATTCGTGCAGGTTGTAAAGTAATGAAAACACGTTATGCTAAACCGTTTGAAGGTGTACAAGTTAAGATTCCATACGAAACAGGTATGAATCCATATAGCGGCTTGCTTGAATTGTTTGAAGCAAAAGGCGTTATTGTTAAGCAAGGCAACAGACTTGCTTATACTACACTTGACGGTGAAGAAATCCTTGAATACCGTAAAAACTGGAAAGGTGAACTACTTGATAAGGTTATGTCAGATTATCTTGAAAAAGAGAAGTCTGTGGTAAATACCTCTGACGAGGACGACAATGTTGAACAAGTTGACGTTGACGATTTACAACCTATCGAGGAATAATATTTATGGATGATACTCAAATTGTTGATACCTGGACAATGTTTAAAGAATATCTTGATAAGAAACATATTGAGATGGCCGCAGAACGTTTTGTAGATCTATTAGCAGACTTTGGCACAGAAGATCATGTTCTTAAAGAATGTTTAGGAAGTGACTATGCTTTAGATAATGCTATTAACTACTACTTAGATATCGATGAAGATGATGCTTTAGAAGAAGAATTAGATTGGGATTAATATATGGGTTGGTATAGCGAGATTTCTCGTGATGTAGGTAAAATTCCTGACGCTGTAGCACACTACGAGCATGAACTCGCAGAGGCAAAAAAGGAAGTTAAACTTACAGGTAATGTAGAGAAAGCCGCCGCGGCAATGCCCGGCATAGTAGAACATCGGTTTAATCAATTACAAGAGATTGAAGCTATACTAAACTATCTCAATATCGAGCTACGTAGATTACGTAGTTCTTACTTCAAAAAATATCTCGAAAACTATCAACGAGCTCTGTCAAGCCGTGACGTTGAAAAATACGTTGACGGCGAGGCAGACGTTGTTGACTATGAAAAGATTATCAACGAATTTGCTCTAATGCGCAACAAATGGTTAGGTGTACTTAAAGCACTTGATCAAAAACAATGGCAAATTACTAATGTTGTTAAGTTACGTGTAGCAGGCATGGAAGATGCGTCATTGTAATATATTAATAGGATGCGATCAAAAATATTACGACGAATGGGCAATTAACTTATTACAAAGTATAAATCGACATAATCCCTGGATAAATCTACATTGTCATATTGTAAATCCAACAGTTGAAAATTCTTTAGATAACGTTAGTATAACTACTGAAAAACGAGAATTTTTAAACGATGAGTCAAAAATTTCATATTTGCAAAGTGTTAGATTTTTAGCAGTAGCAGAAAAATTTAAATTAACAGATCAAGTAATTACACTTGATGCAGATACAATTTGTACAAGGCGAATTGGCCGTGTAGCAACAAAGCGATTATTTGAAAAACAACATATACTTAAACATCATAAAGACAATAGATGGTTAGCTGGATTTGTTACATTTAATGATAGCGAGTTTCGACAAGAATTATATAAAGAATTAAATTCTGTTCCAGTTGATAAATGGCGATGGGGCCGTGATCAATTAATTTTAAATAAATTAGCAAACGATTTTAACTATGAGCCATTGCATAAACTTTGGATGGCTGTTGGAAAAAACAGAACGCATAGTGCATTTTTAACTCTTAAAGGAGAACAAAAATACACAGAAAAATATTTAAATGTTTATAGGAAATATTTAGATGCTTAAAGTTTATTGGTCAAATAGTCGTCCAAACTTTGGTGATATACTAACGCCATATATTTTAGATCATTTTAACATAAAACACGAAATGGTGTCAACTGTTGAACATGCAAATGCAATGTCTATAGGTTCTATTATACATAGGGCAACAGAGAATATGATAGTTCTCGGAAGTGGTGCGATGCACAGTAAGCACCTTCTTAATTCTAATGCAGATTATAGATTTGTTAGAGGACCATTAACACGACAACGAATAATAGAGTCTGGCGGATCGTGTCCAAAAATATATGGCGACCCTGCATTACTACTTCCGTTGTTTTGTAACGAAAGTAAAAAAGAATATGACGTTGGCATTGTTCCGCATTATGTTGATTATGACGAAATAAAGAAAAAATATCCTCAATATAAAATTATAAATTTAACTAATCCTAATCCTTTAGAAGTTGCAAAAGAAATTACAAAATGTAGAAGTATTATATCAACTTCTTTACATGGTATAATAGCCGCACATGCATACGGAATCCCTGCAAGTTGGTTAATGTATAGTAATAAATTAAAAGGTAATAACATAAAGTTTAGAGATTATTTTGCATCAGTTGGTTTAGATACTCAAGTTGCTAAAAAAATTAGTGATGTAAAATTTACTACAGGCACTCTTCCCAATTTAAATACATTGTTAGAAAAATTTAAGGAATTGCAATGAAAACAAAGGCAAAAGGTTGCAGTACTCCAGCACCAAATCTATTACAATTTAGATTGTTAAAGTATGCTTTAGAAGAACATAATATTAATATTGAAGATTTAAATCCTGATGTAGATCATAGGAATGGCACAATTGATTTAAATGGGTTTAATATTGGATTAAAATATCCTAAATCATACTTAGATAATATTGCAGAATTAGATAAGACACAAATTTATGATTTTTGTTTTGTAGGACATTTTGAATCTTTTGGTCGTGAAGAAAGTTTACGTCCGTTTATGAATAAAAATAGTTACATTAAACATTCAGAAGTAGGCAGACAAAAAAAGAAATATGATTTCGATACACATTACTATCAAATAATGTGTAACTCTCGCTTTGGTTTAGTTCCAAATCACACTGATAAAAAAAGACCTAAAAAATGGCAACATCCTAATGCTTGGAGTTATAGATTTATTGAAACTATTATTAGTGATACAATTCCAGTTTTATTTCGAGAAAGTCCATTAGGCAAAAATGCAATTAGAGGATTTAAAGTGTTATGGAACGACTCTAATTTTAATTTAGATGAAAAACAATATCAAAGATTATTAAAAAGAAATAAAGAATTAGCATTACGAAAGTTCTTTATAACAGACGAAGAAATAGCTCAAATACAAAAATTATTATAAACTACGTACATAAATATCAGTATGAAAACCGTAGTAATTGTAACTGGAGGATTTGATCCTCTGCACCCAGGACACATAGAATACTTTAAAGCCGCTAAACAGTTAGGCGACGAACTTCATGTAGGACTAAACTCAGACGAATGGTTAACTCGTAAAAAAGGTAGACCGTTTATGAAGTTTAAAGATCGTGCATCTATTATTGAAGAATTGTCTGTTGTAGACAAAGTTATTAGTTTTGATGATAGTGACGACAGTGCTTGTGGTGCTATATATAAGACAATGGCAACACATGGTGATATTAAAATAATTTTTGCAAATGGCGGCGACAGAACAAATACAACTACACCAGAATATAAAACTTACGGCGACACGCCCAAAGTTGAATTTGCATTTGGTGTAGGCGGCGAAAATAAAGCAAATTCAAGTAGTTGGATACTTGACGAATGGAAAACACAAAAAACAGAGCGTGATTGGGGATACTGGCGTGTATTAGATTATAAGCCTGAAAAAGGATATAAAGTTAAAGAACTTGTAATTTATCCCGGTAAAAGTCTAAGTGATCAGCGTCATTTCAAACGTTCGGAACAATGGAACATTCTTGAAGGTGTTGTAAAGATAGATACCGAATACAACAATCTACTTAATACTGTTCAATTAGACTCGCATAATAAACCTTATCATATTGATAAAGAAGTTTGGCATAAAGCAAGTAATCCAGGAACAGAAAATGCACATATCCTTGAAGTGCAACGAGGTATAGAATGCGTGGAGGAAGATATTGAACGAAGATAAATTAAAAATTTTTGTAGGCTGGGATAGTAGAGAAGATATTGCTTACCAAGCGTGTAAACAAAGCCTTAATGATACTGCATCAGTAGACATTGAAGTAATTCCGCTAAAACAAAGATTATTGAAAAGGGACGGGTTGTACTGGCGTAAATCAGATAAATTAGCATCAACTGAATTTACATTTACTCGATTTCTTGTACCTGAACTTGCTAACTTTAAAGGTTGGGCATTGTTTATTGACTGCGATTTTATTGCAGTAGAAGATGTAAAAAAGTTGTTTGACTTAAGAGACGAAAAGTATGCTGTAATGTGTGCTCAGCACGATTATACCCCTAAAGAAGGTATTAAAATGGACGGCAAGCAACAACTAAACTATCCACGTAAAAACTGGTCAAGTATGATGCTGTTTAACTGTGGACACCCAAGTAATAAACAATTAAACAAAGAATTAGTTAATGATCCTAATATTGATGGAAAATATTTACATAGATTTAGTTGGCTTAATGATGCTGAAATAGGAGAGTTAAGCCACGAATGGAACTGGCTTGTTGGCTGGTATAACGAGCCTAAAGACGGTAAACCTAAATTTATTCACTATACAGAAGGCGGCCCTTGGTTTGAGCAATATAAAGATTGCGAATATAATTTAGAATATTATAGAGCAGAAAGATCTTATTTGCTAAAAAGTATAGTAGGAGCAGAACAAAAAGTAATTAATGCAAAACATAAAGGATCAGATTACAATAGTTTAAGTTTACCTAAAGAAACAAAAGAAGCAATACATACATTAATTACTGCTCCACTTGATCCTACCGGACAGTATTACGGTAAAACACAGGAAAAAGCAATGAAAGTATTACAAAATAAATTTATGAAAGGTACTGTTCACAAAGCGGCAGCAATTGATCCTGAAGAGGGAATATCTAATCATAAAGACGGACTACAATATGACGAATATCTTCAATCATTTGTTATTGGTTGTAATGGTCGTTTAAGTGACTGGCGATCAGAAGAAAACACTTCGATACCTTTAATTATTAGAGGCCTTGGCGGCGGCAGTCGTAAAGCAATTAAGCACTGCTGGGAAACTGGAAGAGAGTTCTATGCTATCGATACAGGATATTTTGGCAACGAAGGAAGCAAAGCAAAAATTTGGCATCGTGTGACTAAAAACGACTTACAAAATAAACAAAAACTAATTGAACGTCCCGGAGATAGATTATTAAACTGGAAATATAAAAAGTTTAAAAATGACGGTAGAAAAATTTTACTTGTACCTCCAAGTGAAAAAGTTATGATGTTATTTGGTCAAGCATCACCTGAAGAATGGGTTAAGAATGTAAGTGCAGAACTTAAAGAATATACTGATCGTCCTATTGAAATTAGGTTAAAGCCTGACAGAAGACATAGAATTACTAATCAATCATTAGAAGCCGCAATGGCACAAGATGTACATTGTGTAATAACTTATAATAGTATTGCCGCACTCGAAGCACTTAATTTTGGTAAGCCTGCTATTGCTCTTGGTCCTAATTGTGCAACAGCCGTGTGTAACACATCTCTTTCTGACATAGAAAATTTACACAGACCAGACAAAGATGAAATGTATGCACTAATGACCCATCTAAGTTATGCTCAATTTAATCGACAAGAGATGATGAGTGGTTATGCTTGGGAGATAGTAAGTGAAAGTAGTTAGTTACTATGATGTAGTACCTCTCAAAAATAAAAGTCAAGAAAAGTTCGACATACTTACAAAATTTGTTAAAGGTGTAAATGCTGTAGGCGATCAAGGGATACTACATAGAGGCAACTCTCTTGTTGAAGCTGATGTAGGAGTAATACAAGGCTGGCAACACGAACGTGGGAAAAATGCACCTCATTTAAGATTAAGGCAAGGCGTAATAGATAGAACACACAATACACATGTATGTTGTGCCGATGCCAATTTATTTTTATATGCCAATAAAAGTAATTCTCCCCATCATTACTTACGTTATAGTTTTGACGGAGTATTTCGAAATACCGGACAATATTTTGACGATAATCCTGATCCAAAAAGGTGGCAACAAATTAGTAAAGACACTGGAATTAAAATAGAAGATAACAAAACAGGCGGATCACACATATTAATATGTGCTCAGAGAGATAAAGGCTGGAGTATGGGGAAAGTTAGTCTTGATAAATGGATATTAGATACGTGTGAATCAATTAGAAAGTATACCAGTCGTCCTATAATTATTAGATTACATCCAAAAGATAATGAAACTAATCGTAGGTTTAACGATATTATTCGTTTAGTTCGTAAATTTAAAGGTGTAGGACTTAGTAAAAATAGAGACTCGATAGAAAAAGATTTAGTAAATTGCTGGGCTGTTGTTAACCATAATAGTAGTTCAATTGTAGGTCCTATTATACAAGGCTACAATTCTTTTATTACAGATCCTACTACAAGTCAATGTTCGGAAGTTTCACATCACGGTTTTGAAATGATCGAATCGCCGCAACAATTTGATAGACAAAAATGGTTAGAACGTGTTAGTATGTGTCACTGGAAGTTTAGTGAATTAGAAGATGGTACTGCTTGGAAACATATGAGACAGTATGTTAATTCTTAACTACTGCCCAGACGTGCTTAGATGTTTTAGTTTTAACAATTTCTACATTAATACCTTGACTGGATAACTCTTTTACAAATTTATTAACGCCTGTAATTTTTACATCATCAAACACAATTATCTTACTATCTTTAACTTTTTCATAATCGTGCTTGACAGTTTCGTAACTATGTCCTCCGTCAATATACACAAAATCAAATTTTGTTTTTTGTAACGTATCTGTTGTATAACCTTGAAATAATTTAAATTCAATATTAGGATGAGAAAGTTTTACTTTAGACAGCGTTTCTTTTGCAACTCTCATATTTGCAGGAGCCTTACCATTACGTTCTTTTTTATGTAATTCTAAGTCAGGACTTTCTGCATCAAAAACATCATATCCGTAGTAGGTTAATTTTTTTACTCGCGGAGCAAATAGCTCAATAAATTGTTTAGCAGACCCTCCTTTGTGTGTGCCAATCTCGCCAATAAACTCACACTTAGCATCTCCTATAATGTCTTTCATTACATCAAACAAAAATGGTTTCATTAAGATTTCCAATAGTCCTCAGTTCTATTTACCATTAAATCTTTTTGTAAACTTTTGCCTGTGTCTTTGCGTCCGCCCTTCATATGATCCATAAATTTACCTAATGGTCCGTTAATAAGAGGGTGTCCGCCGCCACCTGTTGATGCTTCACGTAGATACATATCTTCTGAATAGTCTAAGTAATGAGTTTGCACCATTTTAAAATTATTAAGTATATGCCCAAATACATAACTGTCATGCCATTCTTCTAATTTAAACATACCAAACTCTGCGTCCTCATACATACGCTCAAACTCTTTCATAAACTCTTGACATACGGTACTGTT